ACCCTGGAAATGTTTGATGATGATCATCGAACTGTCCTGGGTACTTTCCGGGAGGTATTGGATAGCCGGATTGAAAGCGGGATGGAATTCCCGTGTTTTTTCGCAAGTAGGGAGTGGTGATGACACGACAAATTACAGAAATGAGACCCGTAACGAAAAGCGACATTAAATGTTATAATGCGGGTAATACTATTCCCGTCACATCATTTCAATTTTCTGTATCAATATCTGATGCTGACAGGAAAGCCGGATCACCTAAAATTGGAGATATGATCGCAAGAAATCCTAAAAATCCATACGATCAATGGCTTGTTGCAAAAGAGTATTTTAGAGAAAACTTTAAGCCGGTCTGAGCCATAACGTCAAGGATCACCGACGGCTAAACTAAAATGAATATGAAGATAAACTACCAAGAACCAAAATCATCGAACGGCGCAAGACGTTCGGTGCAGGCGATGGTTATAATTTTCATTTGAGAATACTATGAATAAAGAATTAAGAGATAAAATATATAATAAATATAATGGAAAGTGTGCATATTCAGGAACTCCTCTTGAACCTGATTGGTGGGTTGAGCATATTGATCCACTCCGTAGAAGTTGGTACAATGGAGGAAAACCAATATTCCCGGAAAATGATAATATTGAGAATATGATTCCGGTTCAAAAAATTATAAACCACTATAAGCATTCGTTGAATTTGGAAGAATTTAGAACATGGTATTTAGGTGGACTGCACGTGCGTCTAAGAAAACTCCCTAAAAATCCAAGAACTGAAAAAGGTAAAAAGCGAAAAGAATATATGTTGAAAATTGCTGGATATTTTGGAATAACACCAGACAAACCATTCGACGGAAAATTCTATTTTGAAAAAATCTAACGGGGAGCGTGAACCGCGCTGAAAGAAAAACCAATGACTGACAAAGTACAAAAACCTGACCAAATCGAACAGCTCACAGCATCGGCTCAACGCATGGGTTCTATTTCGGCCCGCCCTTTTAGACTTTTAGATTTATTCTCTGGAATAGGGGGCTTTTCTTTGGCCGCTACGTGGTGCTGGGGTGCTGATCTGGAAATAGTATCATTCGTAGAAAAAGACCCGTACTGCCAGAAAGTGCTAAACAAAAACTTCAAAGGAGTGCCGATACATGACGACATCACAACCTATGACGGAAAGACCTGCGGAACAGTTGACCTTATTACAGGGGGATTCCCTTGCCAGCCTTTTAGCGTTGCCGGGAAGCAAAAAAGCAAAGAAGACAACCGCTATCTCTGGCCGGAGATGTGTAGAGTTATATCGGAAGCCCGGCCCGCTTGGGTTATTGGCGAAAATGTTACTGGAATCGTCAAACTGGCACTCGACGACGTGCTTGCTGACCTGGACAACCTCGGCTACTCCTGCCAGCCATTTATTATACCGGCTGCGGGTGTTGGTGCCAGACATCGCCGGGATAGAATCTGGATTGTGGCGAACTCCAAACGCATCGGACGGCGAGGGCGGAATAATGAAAATGCACAAGGACAAAATTGGACACTACAAACTGCGGGATCATGTGCAGCCGATAAATCAAGACTTTTGGCCGACGCCGACAAACCCGAGACCACACGACAACGAGCAGACGGTAGGAAAATATATGCCGAGTCAGAACCAAAGGGATTTAACAATAATGGCAGAGATTGGTGGACAGTTGAACCCGAATTGGGTTTGTTGGCTAATGGGATACCCTCAGAATTGGACGGATATTGGGACAGAGAACCAGAAGGAGTCCCAAGAGTAATAACGGGTGTTTCAAATCGAGTAAACAGACTTAAATGTTTAGGAAATGCAATAGTTCCGCAGGTCGTTTTCCCGATAATGCAGGGAATCAAGGATCTCTGGCGGGCTGATGAATAGAACGACCAGTGTCACCTACAAGGGAAATGACAGAATATGACAATAAAAATCAACAAACGCTGACCTGTGCAACAGCTCACCTTGTTAGGTGGACGCAGTGGTTATCTGGCAATTCTAAGGAGAAAACCTTGAAAATGATACACGCTATGTATCTTAATATGATATTTTCGAAAAAATTTGCGGGTAAGGTTGTTGCGTCTATGATACATCTTGGATGTGACCCGGAAATAATGAGGATATACGGAATACCGACACTGGTTTTTTATGGCGTTTTAGGGGGTAATAAACACCTTTCTAAAAGGAGCCCGGAAGAAGTTGCAAAAGAAGAAGTTAAAATGTATAGAATAGATACATTGACCAGATAACGACCAGGCTCACCGACAGCAGAAAGGAAGAATGATGGGAAACAGAAACGACAAATGGTTAAAGTGGCTCGATAAAGCCGAAGCATATCTGCCGGACGATTGGGATATAATAAACGAAATTGCCGAACACCTATTGGAATCGAACAGCTCTGGCTGTTCGGTGCAGCCAATGGTTAGCAATCATCCCGGAGACCCAAATATAAAAATAGATGAATTTCACTACCATGAGTATATTGATAGATGTTACTGCATAAACAATATAATATATGCTCAACTTATTGAACATCCCGTAACTGAAAAACATGAAAATTTGTGTGAAATTATAAAACAAGCCATGAATAATATTGTAAATGCTTACCAGTTGGCAGTTGGTTATCAACGATCATTTCTTAAAGATGATTGCTAACGACCGAGTATGAGGCACAAGGTAAATGAACAACAAACTAACAAAAAGTCGCAAAACTGAAGAAAGTCAACAGCTCACCTTGTTGGCTCCAAACTTTGGTTATGATACCGATAGGAGAAAACCATGAGTTTTAGACAACAAAAGGGAAATATGTATGATTGGGTAACGCATACCTGGAATGCCATAAAAGGTAAATGCTCTCACGATTGCTCATATTGCTATATGAAAATGTGGGGTGAATTGAAACCGCTCCGATTTGATGGAAAAGAAATGAATCGTGATCTCGGAAACGGCAATTTTATTTTCGTCGGTTCGTCTACTGATATGTGGGCCAAAGATGTTCCCGATACTTGGATTTCATCTGTTTTATCACATTGTGAAAAACATGATAATCGTTATCTTTTCCAATCGAAAAATCCAGATAGATTTTGTGCTTTTTCAAACATACCTGAAAACACTGTTTTTTGCACAACAATCGAAAGTAACAGAGATTACCCCAAAATTAGCAATGCGCCCAAAATATCAAAACGGATTGATGCTATGTTGATGCTTTATGCTCTTGGATATGATGACATATCAATAACCATTGAGCCAATTCTTGATTTTGATTTACTGGAAATGATTGAAATAATTAAAAAAGTAAAACCAACCTGGGTAAACATTGGTGCGGATTCTAAGAATCACGGATTGCCGGAGCCGGAATATTCTAAGGTGTTTGATCTAATTAATGCACTTAAAGAGTTTACAGAAATTAGGAAAAAATCAAATCTCAATAGACTTAAAAGGGTATCATAACGTCGAGTATGAGACGCGACAAATAACAAAGAAAGAACTATAAAATGTCAGAAAAACTTACGAAAATTCAAAAAGACGAGTTGAGCGAACATCTCAAGGCGTCGTCTCCAAACTCTGGTTATGCATTAACTGGTTTGAAAAAACTTGACATGCTGCTTATATATAATTGTCTGAAACTGTATCATGGTGATTTCCCGGATTCCTATAGTGGAACTGAACTATGGCAAAAAGAAATAGAGAAGTTGATGCAAAAATTCCCATATGAAATTAGATTCTAAACGCATAACGAATAGCGCTCATCTGCGCGAGAAAGGAAACAATGAAAAATTGTAAAGAAACAGAATGTGAACACTATTACGAAACAGACAAGCCGTGCAGCTATATAGGTGAGCTATGTTTTAAGCCTAAATCGAACAGCTCTAAGCGTCAGATGCAGCGCAGGGTTCGGAACGCTTCCGGCGTGGCCTCGGGCGAGTTAAAACCGTGTCCGTTTTGTGGTGAAATACCAGAATATTTTTTCGGTGAGGCTGTAAATCAAATATTTTGTGATAGCAATAAATGTATTATCAAACCAAAAACACCATACTATGATAATAAAAAAACTACAATTGATGTATGGAACAAGCGAGTCTGAGTCCGAACGATGGAGCATGAGACGCGCGATGAAAAATAACAAATCTAACCCAAGGAGAACAGCTCTAAGCGTCGATTCCATGCTTGGGTTAGGCATTTTGAGAGGATTAAAAATGAATAGAACTGAATTTGATAAAAAAAGGCTTAGAGAGCGGAAAAAGTTCGCTGAATCAATTCAAGAAACGCTGGCAGAGTCGGCGGTATTAGAGGCTGGGGGGAAATATGGATTTTGTAGAATGATTGATTTGCTTCAGAAAGAATGGGTAAGGGTTTTGATGAAAGAGGGTCTTTCAAAAAAGACCGCAATAAAAATAACTAAAGATGCCTAACGATGGCGCATCATCTGCACGATAAAAGAAAGGAAATGTTATGAATGAAAAAGAATTTGTTGAGTATCTAAAATCTATCCCCGAAGAAACAGCAATTAAAATCATAGAAGAAATGAACCAACAATCAAACAGAATGGCAGAAAGACTATTAAGCGTTGTAAAAAAACACAGCTCTGAGTGTCAGATGCAAAATCAGATCATGTTTCGATATAAACATAAAACAAAAACATCATTGCTATTCACAGGACTTTTATTAATCACTGTGTGTATTCTAACATTAGGGTGGATCTGTGGGTAGTATATGGCATTAATTGCGGGTGGTTATTATCTGAAAGCACGGATGTTCGATAATTCGGCCATTGCACATAAACCGCCGATATTTCGGGTATTGTGGGACTGGCTGCAGGGACATGCGGCGCACCAGAAATACAGGAAATACGGGATAGAATTAGCCAGGGGACAACTGCTGTTGACGTACGGTGAGATCCAGGAAGAGACACATTGGAAATCCGGAAACAGGAAAGATATGTTTTCCAAGCCGCAGATTTCCAAGGTCTTTAAGTGGTTTCAGGACGAGAAAATGATTATTGTTGAACCGATTTCCGGTGGAAACGCCGGTGGAAACGCGGTGGAAACGCCGGTGGAAACGGAATATGGTGGTCGTGCATTCCTCGTAACTATATGTAATTACAACTACTACCAGACCCCAAGTAACTATATATTTAATCCCGGTGGAAACGCCGGTGGAAACGCGGTGGAAACGCCGGTGGAAACGCCCCTCATTATTATAGACAAGAATTATAATAATAATAAAAAAAGAGAGAATGTCGGCTACCGCCAATATCTAAGAGAGCGCGTAAATCAAAGTATCGGAGAAGATATCAGACCGCCTAAAGATTCCTTTGGCTGGGAAATAACTGAGAATGTGAAAAATATCAAAGACAGTCAAGGTCATCTTTTGACCCTGTATACACGGGATATTAAACCGGAAGCAGTGGGAAGATTGGAAGATTATCACATTGGGTACATTGCTCAATGGTACTGTGATATTTGCCAAAAAACTGCTCCGGCAAGAGAGGATGAATTGGATAATTTAATCATAGAAAAACATCAAAATATTATTAAAAAACTGAAGGAGAGGAAACATGCAAGGGATGCAAAAATCTATACAACTGACTGAATTTCATCGTCCTGCTCAAAAATTCAATTCCCAGTACGGAAGAATACGGTATGAAGAGTGGCTCAAAAAAGAGGCTGAGCGCCAGGCACGATATGATTCCAGGATCTATTCTATCCACAAAAACAGGGACGGAGAAATCGCTTTGTTTGCCCGGAAATCTGATGCGGTAAAGAGAAGATTGTTTGATGACATCAAGAATCAAATCGATATTTGTGCCGTACCAGATATCAAGATCAAGACTGTACTCGAAGACTATGAAATGGGCAGGCGGTTACAGCATGTACTGGAGGCAAATTATTACGATTGCACCCTGAGAGAGACGATCCTGAGCATTGAAAAGATGTATTATGCAAAGAACAGCGGCCCGGACACTGTGATGAAATTTGGTGACCTGGTGATGGCTGTCGCCAAACGAAATACTGTGAAGAAAAATGGTAAAAATGCCAGATAGTATTTCTATCTACGATGTCATGTATCGCCGATCCAGATGGACTGTAATGTTCATTCTCCGGAGAATGATCGCTAAGTACCGGTGGCTGCATTTCGGGCTGAAACCGAAGTACCTGATCATCGGGAACGACATCAACGATATGCTGAACGAAGCGGTCAATTTCCAAAACAGGATTAACCGGAGCCAGGACGAAAAGAGTGTGTCACTCGATCCGTACAAGGTATATGGTCTGAGAGTGGCTGTCCTGAACGAGGTCATTGACTCCAACGAAATGAGATTATGCAGATAGGCACACACTACTTACAATCGCCACGCGGACCGCCTGAACGGGACTAAAGTAAACACTTTGGTACACATCTACATGAAACGCCTCCGGCCAAAAACCGGGGGCGTTTTTTACATAAAAATACCGAAAACGGGCAAAACCCGACATAAATATTTCAGAATTATTCAGCACCCTGCCCCGATACAAACAGCGGTGCGGATAAGGCAGTAAAACAGCAGAAAATATACTACGTGTACTAAAATACTTGACAGTATTCGTTTGTGTAATTCAAATTAATAACACATGAATGCAAGCAGTAAAAGAGAGCAAAACGGGAGGAATGAGAATGGTCCTAATTCGTTGATTCGATGGAGTTGTTTGAAGCGCCACAGGGTCCATAAAATCCGTGACAGGGTCCATGTACCCGGAGCGCTGACTGACGATGATTTTGTCCTGGATGTGGCGCTAAGCGGGGAACTGGTCCCGGATAATATCAAGGACAGACTCCGTAAGAGTGAACTGGACATTATCAACGACATATACCTGGGGCGGAAAATCGCTACTGATATACTGCTGAACATTGAGCAACTATCCTTACTGAACGGGCTAAATATGGATTTCACTGGACATTAATAGACATTATGAACATTGCTAATACAGAGATAAAAATCACTGAGCGCCACCGGGTCTGGCTGAGGGAATATGCCAAGATTATGCGGGAAGGTGGCAGTGAGACGGATGCTTATGTATCTGCATTCAATGTCAAGAACCGGGATTCGGCGCGGAAAATGGCCAGCAAATATAAACGGGATATAGAGAAGTCCGGTCATTTCAGTGAGATACTGAGAATTGTCGGTGTTGACGATATCAACCTGGCGATCAAGATCGGTGAGGGTCTTGAGGCAACACGTCCCATTGGGTCGGTTACTCCGGACCTGATTATTGCGATCAAGAGCGCAGTCGGCAAGGACCAGACGGTTGAAAAGATCCGGGAAGTGATCCAGGAACTCACCCAGATGCCGGACCATAATGTCCGACATAAATATCTCGAAACGGCACTGAAACTGAATAAACGATTACCGGAAGGCGGGACTAAGACCACGATAGAGCCTGATGGTAATGGATATAAAGTTATTATTGAGGAGTTGGATGTATCAAATATTACTATCAATCCTGCTGATTATATCGGGGATAATGCAGCAAAGGACGATTAGTTTTCAGCCTAAACAGATGGAAGCATATCGCTATGTTACCCAGGGGGTATCTCCGTATTTGTTTTACGGCGGGGCCAAGGGTGGCGGTAAATCGCATTTGATACGTGGGAAAGAGTATGCCCGGAGAATGAAATATGCCGGTACATCCGGCCTGATCATCCGCAAAACATACAAGGAACTCTACCGAAACCATATCCGGAAGTTTTGGTTTGAATACCCGGAGACATTTGATTGGTACAGAGCAAGTGAAAAAGCCATTCTATACCCGAACGGCAGTATTACTGAGTTTGGGTATCTGAAATCTCATCTAGATGTCTATAATTATCGTGGAATAGAGTATGATGATATCACAATCGATGAAGCGACAGAACATCCTGAAATTGTATTCAAAATACTAAAAGGATCATTACGAATGTCGCCTAAAATTAAAGAGCGGCATCCTGATTATTATCCTTCTTTTCTTATGACTGGTAATCCCGGCGGGATCGGGCACGGATGGGTCAAACGGATATTTATTAAACGTGACTTTAACCCGGAGGAGAAACCTAAACAGTACGGATTTATCCAGGCTAAAATATGGGACAATCCATTATTCATCCTGTCTAATCCTGAATATATACAGAACCTTTTAGATCATCCGGTAGATCTGAGAAAAGCCTACCTGGATGGTGACTGGGAGATATTTGCCGGACAGTATTTCAAGAAACTGCGAAGACAAAAACATCTTATCAAGGACTTTGCCATACCGGACGACTGGATGCACTTTCGCAGTATGGACTGGGGATATGATCATCCGACCGTGTGTATCTGGTGGGCGGTTGATTTCAACGGTAACGTCTATATTTACCGATATTACAAGAAGAACCATATTGTCGCCAGCGAGACGGCAAGGCGTATCGTTGAGATGACTGATGCAAAAAAAGAGAATATCGCCATTACCGTTGCCGGGCATGATACCTGGGCGACCATTAAGCATGACGAATTACCAACCGTGAGAACTATGGCTGATGTCATGGCTGAAAATGGCCTGTCCCTGAGAAAAGCCAATATCAACCGTGTAAATGGGTGGAACTATCTACGTGAACTGCTGGAATATGATGAGAGCAATCCGGATAGCGTACCGAAACTGAGAATAATGCGGAGTTGTGAGGAGGTATTTACAGACCTGGGGAAACTGGTATACGACGAGGTCAATACCGAGGATGTGAAAAAGATGGACGGCGACGATACGGGCGACGCGGTACGGTACGGCGGAATGCACATCTACGCCGGCACTAAACCGCAGCGTCAGAAGACTGAAATGGACGAATTCCTGGAGCATATAGAACAAAAGAAATTACGCGGGAACGAATACTAATGGGTGAAGAAGAAAAACAGGTTGATAACCTGGTGAATGACAGTGATAAAGGGGGCGTTAGTGAACGCCTGGTACTGTGCAAGAAGTATCTGGAAGAGGCGAAGAAGAACAATAAGAAACGCTTTGAACGGATGCGGAAGAATGAGGACCTGTACTATAACCGTGTTGAAGTATCCGGATATAATACCAGTGTCAAGGTGAATCTTGCGTTATCTGACATTGAAACTCAATTGCCGATCATAGCGGACTTTATGCCGACATTCGATGTTGTCCCGGAAGAGGAGAATGATGTTGTATTCGCCGATATGGTACAGAACCGGAAGCGGAACATTGAGGAGAAGATCAAACTCCGGACAAAAAGTATTCTCACTGAAAAGAATTCACTCATTTACGGAAACGGTATCCTGGGAATACTGCCAATAATCAGTGAGGACGGGAAATTCGAAGGTTTTGAAAGTTCTATTGTGGACCCATTTACCTGGCTGCCACCGACGGATTCTAAATCTATGGAGATCAATCCTTACCAGATATTTGCCACACCGATGAGAATTAAAGAGATTGAACGCAAGTGGAGTGTGGAAAACGTTCAATCGGAAGGCAACCTGAATGAGTACCGGGCTTTCGTGATCAAAAATAAGGAAAAAGATGCTGTCAATGACCTGTCTGAAATGGCATTGGTCAAGGAGTGTTTTTTCATTGATGAGAATGGCCAGGAATGGCTGCTTTCCTGGGTGAATGAAAATATAATATTGTACGACGATAAATACGAACTATCACGAATCTGTTATTTCGATATTGCCAATTACCGGGACCCGAATACGGCTATTGGAATAGGTGAACCGGAACTGATAGCGTCGATCATCCAGGCCGTGAATGAGAATATGTCCAGGATCGGCTCCAATATTGAAAAGATTGGTAATGCTAAACTGAAGGTACGGAAGACATTCTGGCAGGAAGTCAAGGGCGTGATATTTCCTAACAAGAATTCGGATGAAGTTGTTGTCAACGAACAGGATGATATTGCCTATCTGAATCCGCCAGCCATGCCAGCATATGCTTTCGAATTTATCAAGTTGCTAATGCAGTTCAATGATGTAATCAATGGCATGCAGGACGTCACACAGGGTAAGAAACCGACTGGTATCACGGCAGCATCGGCGATACAGGCATTGCAGGAAGCGGCACAGTCCAGGGTACGGTTCAAAATATCGACTGAAATATCCACATTCATGGAGGATATCGGTGAATTCATAGTCTGGTGTCTGAAAACATATGATGATGAGGTGCGAACATTCCGGATCAAAGACATGAAGACCGGGAAGCATATATTTGAGAATTGGGACCCTATCAGCCGCTTTGATAAGGACGGTAATGTTTCCGCTGAGGGTAAGGTATTATCTGACAGTAACCTTGAGATTGAGGTGGTGGCCGGATTCCGACCGCCAGCCGGCAGGGCATATACCGAAGAACGGGCATTGAAACTCTATGAAGCGGAAGTGTACGGCATTGAACGGCTAGTGATGAACCTGAATGAGCCGAATAAGAAGGAACTGATCGAAGAGTGGTATGCTAACCACGGCGGTGACAAGCAGATGATCCCGGATGAAGTCCGTGAGCAGTTCCGGCAGATGGCAATGGAATATACAATACTGGTCCAATCGGGGAATGACTATACCGACGCTGAGAATGAACTTTTCGGGATGCTGCAGGAGTACCCGACACTGATCGAAACCGCTGACTTTATCATGTTCATCCCGGATGAAAATAAGAACCGGATACTGGATGCCTTGAGGAAGGTTGCATTGCAAGCGGCTGAGGGTAATAATGCACAGAATTAAATATATTATAAGAGTATTTTCAATAAAACTGCTATCCGGAATTGCTGCCAAGTGCCTGGATAATATTGAGGTAACCATGAAGGACCTGAATTATAACAGGGAACAGCGTAGGCGATTTTGGCGCGGATTTATAAAGAGCGATAAACTGCGGAAAGCAGTCGTCAGAGATCTAGGGAACGTATGAGTTCAGGCGAGAAATACGAAGTATCGAAAGATCTGTTCGACATGTTGAGACAACTGGCTGAGAACATTCAGAAGCCAATTGCTGACTATTCGAATGTTCATATCAATTACCTGAACGGTATTATTGATTTCCAGATTTCCCAGGCTGAGAAGCAGTCCGCTATTTTTGATGAAATATTAACCCTAAACAATCAGAACCGAAAGGTCACCTGAGAGGAGTTAAGTAATGGGACAAGACATTGATATTAACGACGTTCCTAGTGATTTTCAAGAGGTGGTTGTCGAAGAATCGAAACTGAGTGAGATCATCGGCAGTAAACCAAAAACGGAAACGGACGTGAAAAAACCGGATGAGAAGAACCCCAACCCGGATGAAAAGCCAGCCGAAGTAGTAACAGATCCCGAAAATCCTGACGAGAAAAAACCAGAAGATATCAAACCAGAAGATAACCCCGACGGTAAACCTAAACCGGTGACACTGAAACCGGAGGATGTTAAAATTGAAGTCGATGGGAAATCCTATGGCTACAATGATCTGGTCGAGGCCGTCAAAGGTAACCTGCGTATGCAGGACTATACCAAGAAGACAATGGATCTGGCAGATGAGCGTAAAGCGGTCCAGAATATCGTTGATTTCCTGAATGTTCTGAAGGACAATAAGGATGTCATATCGACATTGCAGGAGACCGTTGAAGACGAACTCGGTAAAGACGCGGCCAAGGCATTTGAAAAAATAGTCAACCGGGAATTATGGGATAATCCTTATGAATCCGATCTGAATACGGCACGGGCAAGAATCGACGAACTTGAGGGCGAAAAACAACTGGATAAAGAGGCCAAAGATTTGCAGAAGGTCAATAAACTGACCGACGAGCAGACCTCCGAAGTGATCAATTTCGCAATCAAAAAGTTCGAGGAAAACGGTATCGCCCTATCCCTGGCAGACGCGTTTAAACTGATGGACTATGACAATGTTCAGAAATCGGTGAAAGATGCGGAACAAAAGGCCAAGGATGCGGCGGAGAAGAATAACAAAAAGAAACCGCCGGTACCAACCCTGTCAACTAAAACTCAAGGTCCGAGGAAAATTGAGAACCAGGAAAATAGTTTTGAGAACATCAGTGTCGATCATTTTAAAAACGTTTTAAACAAAAGATGATGGAGTAAATAACGATGTCACTAAACTATACCGCTTTAGAAGCATTAATCCAGGAGATGTACCTGAAGGTTCTTTATGATAACATTTTCAAAAAGAGCCATTACATCGCCGCTGCGCTGAAAAAGAAAGCGAAAACATACAACGAGCGAAAGATCGTTGTACCGCTTGAGTATGCAGAGAATACGAACGTCCAGGCTACCTCCAGAATGGACACCCTGATCATCCAACCTTCCAATGAGTACACGGCAGCGGAGTACTCACCGAAGATGATCACCGGTACGCTGGTAATACCAAAAGAGGATGAACTGGAAGCCAAGAGCGAACGGGCCATTAAAAATTATCTTGACACCAAGATGAGAAGTTTGCAGAAGGCCATGGAGAAATTCTTTGCTCAACGCCAGTGGAGCCGAACACTATTGTCCAGCGATACAAAACAGTGGAATTCACTGGGCGACCTGATCAACGCCAGTACTTCTGTCGCTGTCGGTGGAATACCGGCCAGCGGGACTGTGCCGACCTGGTGGAGATCCAAAGTACTGGATGGTGATTCCTTTACCGGAAATATCACTTCCGAATCCGATCTGCTTGATCCCAGCAAAGATTCCTATATCCTGCGGATCATCCAGAGAGGTATTGCCAAGGCGAAGTACCTTAACGGCGCTAAGCCTGATATGATCCCGGTACCGCAATATATCTATGACCTGATAGAAATGGAACTCAATGCAGCCAAACGCCTGAAAATGAGTGAAAAGGCGGCTGATCTCGGTTTTGAGGCCATTTCCTATCGCGGTTCTGATATTGTACCGGATGATGATGCCACAGACGCACAGACGACTGATACGGACGGCCGAATCTACTGGCTGAACCTGGAGCATCTGTGGATGTTCTTCAATGAAGATGCCAAGTTTGAAATGAGTGAGTTTGTACCGGCATTTAACAATAGCGCAAGAGCCGCTAAATGCTGGGTTTATGGAAACCTGTGTATTTCCAACCGGGCCTCCCAGTGTGTTCTGACCGGTATCTATTCACCTCAGAGTTATAGCGCGTAGTGTGAATATTGAAAAATGAATGTATAACCATTAAAAAAGTGAGGTAAATGTGGCTTTTACACAAACAACCAATGACAAAAAGAGTATTTCCCTGTCTTCTGCGGAAGATACCGGCGGTTATGTCTACCAGGAATGGGGATCTATCCGTATTTACAAAGGAACCGGATCACCGAACACCGTCATAACTGCTCCGAAGGGAAGTCTGTGCATTGAATTGAGCGGGCCTGACCTGTACCAGAATACGGACGCCAGTACGGCCTGGGAATTAGTGGGCGGACAGACTTAATTGAATTATCAACGGGCGGGAGTGTCTGACTCCCGCCATAACCTTTGAGGAGTGATCTATTATGATGAATCAAGCAGCAAGACGAGCAGCCCACAAAGTAACCCGCTACGGACTCTATCCGAAAAAGATCAATGATTGGGTGTTTTTTGAGGATGATTTTTTGGAATTCCGTAAGAACAGCAGCGATGAAAAGGGCTGGATTGAAACGGCCGTATCCGTTGGAACCGGTACTTCGGCTTTTGCGAAAGCGGACGGTCACGGCGGTATTTTGCACGGTGTTTCCGCCGCTAATGAAAATGATGGCGCACAAATCCAGTGGGTATCGGAATTTGTGCTTTTGCAGGCCCATAAACGGATGTTTTTTGAAGCCAAGTTGAAAATTAGCGAAAAAACCCAATCTGATCTACTGGTCGGGTTGTGTATCCGGGATACTACGGCAATTGCCGGAGTGTCCGATGGCGTGTTTTTCATGAAAGATGACGGCGATGCGAATATTGATTGCGTCACTGTGAAAAATACGAGCAGTACCGATGATGATGATTCCGGTGAGGACATTGCTGATGATACTCTTGTACGTCTCGGTACCTATTGGGACGGCGTGAAACTGAATTACTATGTTGACGGGAAAATGGTTGCGTCCCTGACTGACCAGGATAATATCCCGCTGGATGAAGAACTTACGCCTACCATTGCATTTCTGAATGGTGACGCCAATGTCCGGACATGGGATGTTGACTATATCCGCGTGGAAATGGAACGTTAATTGTCAAATGAAATCAGTCTAATGGTCCCGCTTACGGGCGGGACCATTTCTTAGAGGGAATCATGGAATTAGATAAACTGGTTGATTATATCCATAATAAAGAGAAAAACCTGGTAGATACGGAAATCAGGCGGATGATTTATGATGCCAGGGAGGAATGGCTGGAGAGGACAGAATTTTACGGGACGCTGGTTTCGAAAACACTGAGCGCCGATACCGAGAGCCTGGCATTTACGGATATTATGGCGGATGCAGCGGCTGGTGGTCGGATCATCAATATCTATAATATTCAACCGGATAACGGTGCGTATAGTTATCAGCCACGGGACCGTTTTGAATTTCAATACGCGGATGAATTGCAAGCATCGCTGAACTATGTCTATACTGTTAAAAATAATACGGTACTGTTTGGCCGGGCTGTGGAGTCGGGTACGACGTTGCTTTTTAAAGTGACCTATATACCCTACCAGGACGCTTCTGCCCTGACAACATTATCGATCGAAGATATACCGGCAAAGTATCATAAGAAACTGGCCGATTACGTGCTAAAAGAGCATTACGATACGTCTAAACCGAATCTTGCTGACCGTTTCAATATGAAGTGGGAGGATACTGTCCGGGAGAGTAAGGGCAATATCAAATTGCAGACTTCCGGCGACAATCTGAGTAAGTGGCCGGGATATGGCGACGGAAACCACCTGGACCAGATGAAAAACGGGACTGTGATCATATCGTCTTAGGGGAATAATGGATATCGAGATAAAAGAGTTCAAAGGCGTTTACCGATCGGCGGATCCGGATGATCTGACGCCTGATTTTTTCTATACGCAAAAGAACGCTAAGATCCGGCCTGGTAAATTGGTGAAGGATTATGGATTCGGGATCAAATGCAACAATAAGGCGCTGAGCCTGGCCGCGAACTATACGATCTACCAAATGGCGGTGCAGACGCATCCAAACCTTACGAAACCGACAGGATACCGGTATTATATCATCGCGGTGCATAACTCCACATATGTGGTGAAGATCTATCATTATGATGATGATAATGATATATGGGACGAACTGAGTCTGAGCGAACCATACTATCATAAAAAAGCCTGGAACCCGGTGATCCAGACACCGGACGCGATCCGGTTCCTGCCGGGGAATACGGGCAAGCCGGACGGAACGCATACGGCAAAGGGGATCTGGTACGGGTATATCGACCGGGATCTGTTCTGGAATACGGTGGTGACGATCGCTGCTTTCACGAATTATAACACCATGCCGGCGCATGACGGCTATGATATCCTGGCCACTGATACGCTGCTGACGGAAGCGGTGGCGGGCCTGGGCGCGGATACCTATTATTATAAACTGGTCCCGATCTATGACGGGGTACAGGAACCGCTATTGCCGAATGACTTTGTATCCGGGGATATCGATGCGGATAAGGTATTCCG